CATATCGTTAAAATCGCCCACGCTGATCGCGCCCGAGTCGCGCAGCGTTGCCTCGATGTGCCCTTGCAGCGGCACCTCGCTAAACCCGTGCACGCTGTCGAGGCCGACCAGCGTTTCACGTTTCCATTTTGATGGGCTCCAAGTGACATCGGAAACGACCATGTAAGCCGTTCCGTCGATTGCTAATCCGGTGATACCGGCGAGCCGTTCGCAGGCGGCCATTGCGACTCTCCCTTCGGTTGGCTAGGCTAAAACCGCTCGGGCCTTATGGCTCGAGGTGACAAGGCAAGGCGTGGCGTGTCGCAGCGAGGCGATGCGCGGCGGGGCAAGGCAGGCAGGGCTAGGCCTGGCTGGCCCCGGCGTTGTCGGGCATGGCAGGGCTGGCATTAGCTGGCCCCGCCAGCCTCACGATTTCCTGAATTGCAACAAAATCGCGATCTGCCGCAGCTGGTTGACCAGGTCGACCGGCGCCAAAATTTTCACCAGCCCGTGCCCCGCATCTTCGGCGACGACGGCCTTTTTGAAAATCGCCGAGTTCTGCACGATGCCGGCTTGCTCGAGCGCGATATATTCGGCGATCACCGAAGCGCGGATCATGCGGGCGCTGACACAATTTGAACCGGCCAGAATGGGCGTTGTGTCACTAACCAGCTTTTTCCGCGCGTAGCGGGTGAGCAGGTAATTCGCCAGGTCGCGCGCGACGAATGCCAGCCCGTACATGGTTTCGACGTCCAAATATGAATCATCGTCGGCGCCGGCGGCGTTTTTCTGATAGGTCGTGCACATGCGCTCGATGATAACCGCGCCATCGTCACCGACCCGGAACGTGCTTAAACCATCGTAAAGCAACGTATTTCGCTCGCCGATCGTCCAGCGTGACGGCACCGGCGGCGCCTTGAGGTAAGTCGTGATGTATTGCAGCGGCAGGCCGGGATCGGCTCGCAGGCTCGAGGCGGCAAAGGCGCCCGTCTGCGCCGCCCAAATCCATGCGGGATCGGGCGAGTCATCGAACGCCATGATGCTCACATGCTGATCGTTTCGCGCGGTGCCGAACGCGGTGCACTCGCCGAGCGTGCCGCGGAACGCGCTAAAGGCGCCACCGTATAGCATTTGCTCCCACGACCATCGGCCTTGCGCGTCGTCGAGAAACTGTTTCAGCTGGTCGAGATTGGCGGTGTCGGTGTAGGGCGTGACGATGAAATCATAGGTTTGATCGGATAGGTTCGCGAGGCCGAGGCCGATATCAGGGTTGGCGGTGCCGCCAGCCATGGGCGCGATCGTGACGGTGACGCCCGCGGGCGTGTGCTCGCCCCCGGCATTGCCAAGGTAATTCATGCGCAGGTCGATATCGTTGCCGGCCTCGCCCTTATTTCTGGCGGTGAGGGTGAGCACCCCGGCGGCCGGCGCGGCCGTTGTCACCGCCAGGTCGGGATTAGCGGCGACGGCATCGTGCAGCGCGGTGGCCATCATGGGGGGCGTGTCGCCGGTATAGACCGGCGCCTGCAGGCGAATGCCGCCGGCGTAAAAGTTGAGCGTGCCCGGCGCCGTCGCGGCGCCGCCAAACGTCACCGTGCCGACCGCGGGTTGCCCCGCGGGATTGTCGACCAGCGGCAACAGCCACAGATCGCCGAAATTGTCGCCGGCGAGGTATTGCTGCGCCATCTGCGCCAGCATCGAGCCGCGGCCGCAGGCGGCTTGCACCTGCACCAGCGACTCGACCTCGAGCGGCTGATCGGGCGCGGCGGTGCCGGCGGCATCGATTTGGCCGATAACGAGCGAGCGCTGCAGGGTTTGCGCCGTGTTCGCCTGGCTCGGATCCATTTCGACATAGACGCCCGGCACCCGGTTGGAGTCGGGGTAATGGGTGAAATTTATGGCCATCAACGGGACTCCCTATTCTTCGGCGCGTTCGCGACGGTGGTGGCTGCGCGCCTCGGCGACCTCGACAACGTCACCATCGCGCAGGCGGCGGCGCCAGAATTGGTTATCCGGCACCTCGCGCCCTTCGGCGGGTAACAGCTGCATGGTTGAAGGGTCGCGCACCTGGCGACCCTCGGCGGGTTTAACCTTCATGTGTGCGACCCTCCAAAGTTAACTTCAAAGTTAAGTTGTTAGCGCCGAGCAGGCGTTGCGGGTGGCCCGCCAGGCTGACCCGGCAATGGCTGGTGCGAAGGATGCTCGCCACCGGGCACCGGCTGGTGCGACGGGTAAAGCGGCGGCTGCGCGATCGGGTGCTCGGGTTTCAGGCTGGTGTCGATAACAGTCCAGCGGTAGCCCGCCCCGACAATCCAGACCAGGCACATAATCGTGCCGGTGATTGATGGCGGCAGCGGCGGCCACACGCTGCCCGGCGGTAAGGGTAGCTCGTTATCCGGGCCCGGCGCGGGCGTGTAAATCGGGTGTGTCGGTGCAATCGGCACCGGCCGATCATAGTCAGGGTCGACCGGCTGCGGCGGCTGCGGCCATACCGTCGGCGGCATGGGCAAACCATAATCCGGGTCGACCGGATAGGTGGGCGGAATTGCAATCGGGTGCCCCGGTGTCGGCGGTAGCGGGTGCGATGCGACCGGCGGCAATTCTAGGCCATAGCCCGGGTCGACCGGGCCGCTCGGCGCCACCGGCTGGTGGCTGGGATATTCGCCACCGACACCATAGCCCGGGTCGACGGGCCCCGAAATTTCACGCACGCGGATCGGTGACTGACTAACTGCGATGTAAGGCATTGCTCTACTTCCTCCGTTGGTTCGTCAGGGTAAAACGGTGTCCAGTTTGATCACCGCCGCCGGTGGGCGGTTATCGGGAGGTGGCATTTCCCACGGCGGCGCCGGGTAAATATCCACCTCGATCGATTGCAAATCGGTGGCGGCATCCGGGTCGTGCCAGCCATCCTCATCGGTCAGCTGGTACACCAGGCCGAATTCCCACTGATAGAAAAGCCGGGCGCGGTCGAGGTCGAGGAACCGGCCGCCGGAAAAGTAATAACCTTGCCCGTTCGGCACCCGGCACTCGACCGGCGCCCACAAGAGCAGGGCGGAAAAGAGCGCGGCCTCGATGGTGTCGCAGGTCATCGCCGGCTCTTGCCCGCGGCGATCGGTCGTCGCGTCGAGCTCGACGACGATGCCCACCGTTTTATTCACAAGCTGAAATAGCCCGGTCATCTGCCGGTTGCCGTCCGATTCCTGGTCGAGCGGCAGCACATAGGCGGCCGGCAAGGGCATGTTGGCGTTGTAATTCACCAGGCCTTGCCGGAAATCGGCGGCGCCGGCGACCCGGCCGTTGAATGGCGGGCAATAGGCGCGCAGGTGCGCAATGGTCGGCTCGAGAATCACTTAGTTTGTTTCCACTTGACGCCCTCGGCGAGCGCCTGGCGCACGCGGCGCTCGAGCTCGGGCGCCTCTTGCTGCATGACGGTGTCGAGGTGCGGCCGAGGCTCGAGCACCCGCACGGTGTAACGGCTGCGGGCGCGGCGGTTGCGCCGGGCGGCGCCGGCCCGCTTGCCCGGGTTGCCGCCGCCCTTGGCGCCGGCCTCGAGAAACAGCGAATAGAATTGCCGCTCGCGCACGGCGAACCCTTCACCATTGGCGTAGGGATAGACGCGCAACGAATTGTGCAGCGATCCGGTGACGCGCACCGGCGGGTCGCCTGGCGCCGAGGCCCGGTAAGCACCAGGCCGATAAGCGCCGCGGTAGGCTGCGCCGCCGCCGCCGCGATAGGCGCGGCCGCCGCCCGAGGTCTGCGCGATCAACCGGCCGGTTTTGGTTTTGACGGTGTTGCCGGCGGCGCGCATGACGGCCTTAAGTTCGCGCTTGTCGAGGCTCACCTCGGCCCACGAGCTCACCCGCATTTTCAGCGCGGCCATTAGTGGAACGGCATCGGTTGCGGCGGGCGCTCGGTAAACATCTGCTCGCGCTCGGCATCGCTGTCGGTGTCGGTGGTTTTCGAGCGCTCGAGCTCGACCTCGAGCTCGGTAAAGCGCTTGCGGCCGCCGACCTCTTTGATGCGGCGCAC